CCGGTCCTTCGTCTCCTGCGATTCAAACTGCCCAGCTAGGTACCCAGCTGACGCCGGGTTCACACCAGCAAGCTCAGACATGACCTCGTTAAACCTGATGTCTGACTGATCCATCTCCGGGAGGATCTCAGCCTCACGCTCAGCCTCGTCCTGGACCATGGCCTCGAAGTCTACATCCTGCACCTCTGCGATCCCACGCTGGAATCCACCAGTCCGTGCTGACGGCAACTTGCCCGCCTCGTCAAGCCCTAGCCCGAACTGCTCCGATACTCTTACTGCATCCGCACCCTGCAAATTCTCGACATCGGGGGATTGGATGGTCTTCCCCAGCTCCTGACTGATCAAGGTTGGGTCGGCCATCTTCGGCCCGGCCTCCTTGAAGAATCCATAGTGTCCAGTCTCCTGCACATCTTCAATAGCGCGGCCACGGGCCTGGGTTGTTTGCTCGGAGCGTAGCTCCTCCGCTCGCTGGGAGAAATGCTCGCTCAATTTCTGCGCGGCTGCGATCTCTTCTGGGTCTTTCTGGTGTTTTTTGAGAACGTCATACGCGCTTAGCCCAAGCATAACCCCACGGCCCGCACCGCGACTCCTTGAACCGAGTAGGGCCAGTCCTCCTGGAATCGCGAGTTCTGACCATTTAACGCCGAGTGGATTTGCCATCAATGCCCCCTATCTCAAGTGACCCGGAACCCAAGGTTCTACGCCGTACTGCTGGCCCTGCGGCACTGAGGACATTCTAGCAAAGTTCGCCTGTTGTCTCAGTGCTGCCGCCTGTTTCTTGCGATCTCCGGCCTCGGCTGCGGCATCTATGCCAGCCCCGCCAAGCTCCTGCATATGCTCCATGAACCGGACCTGGCTTGCTGCCTTATCCGCCACGTTCCCGGCCTGCTCCATGAACCTTGGCGCGTTCTTCAGGCCGAGCTTTGCGCCAGCCGCCAGTCCCTCACCTGCTCCAGTGGCTGCGCCAACCCCAAGCTCAGTGCCCTTACGCGCCAGCTCCTGCTCCAAGCCAAGGCTGAGCCCCTTCTCGGCTGCTGTCTGGACACCCTTGCTCGCAGCCAGCTTGCCACCCTCCTGGGCCAGCCCGCCGAGCGCCTTGCCAGCACCAGCACCGAGAGCTGACGTGCCGCCACCAATGGCAGCCTGCAATGCGATATCCTTGAGACCCCCGCCCTTGGCAGCCGAACTACCACCACCGACGGCAGCACCGGTTGCGATACCAGCCAATGGTCCACCAACCGCAGTAGCGGCGATCGGAGCAGCCATCTTAGCCAGCTGCAGGAGCCTCTTGGGATCCTTCAGCATTCCGATCCCACTGAACCTGCCCAGGTCATCGAAGAATCCCATTACTTCCCCCGTTTGATATCGAACTGATCCTCAAGGTCCAGGCGCTCCTGGATGCGATCCATATCCCTCTTGCCCCGCTGGAGCAGCTCTTCTCTGGTTTCCTTCTTGGGCTTAGGCTTACCAGCACCGGCCAGATCCTTCTTCACTTTCTGGCCAGCCTCATAGAGCGGACCAGCCCCGACCGCATGGGCCAGCCCCCGCATCGCTCCTTCTTTGACTTTCTTCTTGAACTTCTTCGCTCTTAGACCAGCCATTACTTACCTTCCTTTGTGACGGTCGAGCTGCCAACCTGTGAGTTAATGCCACCGAGAGGAGCGAGCAGTAGTTCACGCGCCATGTTGTACTGACGGTTCTCCTCGTCGAACTCAGCGTCCGTCCCCGCCTGATCAATGCCACGGAACAAGCCACCAAACTGCCCACCCTGGCTAAGCCCGGCAAGCAACTGATTCAGTTCCGCTTGGTCCACACCCATCATACCAGCCATGCCAGCTTGGGTAGCGCCGATATCCTGTCCTCTCGCGCCCAGGTCCTGCCCACCCTGCTGTAGGATAGCACCAATGTCCTGCCCACGCGCACCGAGATCCTGTCCCCTGCCAGCTATCATCGCGTTGATATCCTGTCCTCTCGCCTGGAGCCCAAGCCCCATGCTTTGAATCAGGCTCTGGACATCTTGTCCACGCTGCCCCACGTCCTGTCCACGTGCAGCGATGTCACCCTGGAGATCCTGTCCCCTCTGGGCTACATCCTGCCCACGTGCGCCCAGCGTGCCACTGATATCCTGTCCTCTTTGCCCGAGCAATGACTGCACATCCTGCCCTCGCTGAGAGATGTCGGACTGGATGTCCTGTCCACGCTGTCCAAGCATGGCGTTGATGTCGCCGGATCGCATGCCGATATCCTGACCACGCTGGTTGAGCCCGAACTGTGACCCGAACTGCTCCTGCCCGATGTCCTGGCCGCGCTCCTGCACCGACAAACCCATCAACTGCTGCATCACGGGCAGCGCAATCTGAGCCTTGGCATCAGCCACAGCCTTACCGGAAGCACCACTCCTGGATAGACCAGCCGCAGCCATTGAGTTGGCAATCCCCGGCATCGCTGACGCCTGGAACGCTTTCATGGCTGACTGGAGAGCAGGGTGAGAACCAAAGTCGATATTCTGTAGGGCGCTGTCGACGTTCTCCGGGCCTGCTACCTGTCCCGGCTGTCCCGGCATGTTGATCTGAGCAGTTGTATCCCTGGCTAGATTCTCACGGCCTGGGAGCTGGAAGCCAGACTCTCGGCCCTGCCCCTGGAACGGATCCTCTCTTGGTGGCAGTCCTCCCTGTCCGCCAGGCCCGCCCCCGCCCTGATAAGCCGGGATATCGACATCGGAAAGACCGCCCACCCCACCAAGGTCAGTTCCTCCCCAGGGCTGCTGGTTGCCGAGGCGAGCGGCCATATCTTGTGCCGATGCAAGTGACTCGGATTGACCACCAAAGAGCTGGCTTACGTTGTCGTAGGCTTCCTGCTGAAGTGGGTCAACGCCAGCGATCTGACGCGGATCCATCTCATTGAAGTCAGTGATTGGGTTCTGATTCATGCCACCAATGAGCTGGTTCGATACATTTCTGTATAGCGATCTCAGCTCAGGAGGCAATGACGCACTAGTTGTACTTGTTCCGCTGCCGCCGCCACCCGCCATGCTAATTCTCCTCGGGCACCCCGTCCTCATCCTCGGAGTTGGAAACTCCGATCTCCATCAGGACATAGCCCTTATCTACCAGGCCGAACCTCTCAAAGAGGTTCGCTACCTTTTCGTTCATAGCCCAGCAGCGGATATTCTTCGCGTTGATCGACTTGGCCCACTCCTCCAGTTTGGCCCAGCCCATCGCCATCGTCTCCTCTCGATCCTCCCTCATCTTCGAATCGATCTGGAGTTGGGTGATCATGACGCTCACATTCCCATCGTAGTTTACGGCACGAGCCACTAGGTGGCCAGCCACTTTCTTCCCATCGACTGCAGCAATAACAACTGTGTCCGGGTTTTGTGCTGCCATTTGGGAGGCGAGCGTGTGCCATAGGATCTCCGGGTTTGAGTCCAAGTCATTGTCCACAGCGAACTTAGCAGCCCGGTGCAATACCGGACCGCCCAGTGTGTGGCAGTTATTATACGCAAAATGTACAATCTCTGCGTACATCTATTCGTCCCCCTCCACCAATCTCGGCCCAGTTGCGTGCTCGACCGTAATCTGCATCAGAATTTCTTCGAGTCTGCCTCTGTTAATTAGAGCTGCCGTTTTGATTTCTTCCGCCTTGGCCGTCTGGGCCTGAACGATTTTAATCAACTCGTCTCTCCGCTTCTCCAACTCAGCAAGTTCCATTATCTGCTCCTTCCATCCACTTTACGTGGCGGGTTATGCAGCTTCATGCCACCAAGCTGGTCGATCTTGTAGACCCACAATGTATGAGTGGCACTGAACTCGCAGTTCCCGTCTTCATCCCTGTCGAAGTTGCCGCTATAGTGATAGGCCCGCCCATTGCTCAGCTGGAGAACGAGTGCCTCGAATACAATGTCCTCGCTCTCCCACATCTGGGCGTAGTCAATGTAAGACTGAAACTCATTGTCCCAATCAACATAGTAGCTGATTGGCCCAATTGGTCTCGGGTATTGCCCCGTGCACACCCTATCGCAATCCTCCAGGGGACAACCGATTGGTGAAGTAATGCATGATCTCATGGCAAATGTGTCGTATACAATGTGAGCCATTGGTACATCCGGTACATTTGGATCACACATCAGGAAGTCAAGTTCGCCAATCAGCCAGTATGCTTCGGTTGGATTCTGCGAACGCCACGGTGCATAGCTATCGTACCCGGATCTCCCCTCATCTTCATTGCCTGGGTACAGATAGGAGCGGATTGCGTGCGGACCAGGGGCGTCTCCTCCCCAGTCCCAGTAGGTTAGTTCCTGCGGAACCGTTACGCACAACAGTTCCTCATCTTGTCCAGCTACTGGTACAGCCAGCAGCAACACAAGGGCCAGCAGTCCAAGAATCTTCTTCATGTTTCCTCCTTAAACTCCAATGCTCTCGATCGATCCACCATGGTTAATATACCACTTATGCACGTGAGTTGTTGTATTCTCCCAGATGCAGAAATCTTTATCGTTCGGAAGCTGGGATGTGGTTGGCCCCGCCGGGAACGATGCATCGCTTCCACCCAAGAAGCCAAGGAATTGAACATCGTCTCCGGCCCCGCCAAACGTAAACTCAAGATAGTCTTCCGTTTTCAGGCGGGAGACTTGGGTGGCATTGCCGATGACGACCACGTCTGATCCATCAACTCCGATCAAATCAACGAAGGAAGCACCAGTCAAATAGCCACGGAGAAACGAGTTGTTGTGCTCCATGGCAATTGCAAACCCGCTAACGAGTACACCCTGGTTACAAGCAAGGTACATGTCAGTGGCATCGTCCCCGATCTCCACATCATCATCCGCATTGAGCTTGCAAATGTTGTATGATCCGCTGCCAGCTTTGAGACCCTTAAGCGGTAGGTTGTTATTGAGTGGAGGAATCGTGTCGATCTCGTCACCGAGGATATTCATGGGGTACGATGCGTGTCCAACCCAGACCCTGGTTGAGCCGTCAAATAGAAGCAAATCAACCTGGGCTCCGCCAGCCGTCTTGCTGGCATAGACCGCGTTGTTCCCGATGACCATGTTCCCGCCGACGATCTCCAGCTCAGTATCTACATGGAACGTGGAATGGGCACCGAGATCTCCCCAGACGAATTCATCGCTAGAAGAAAACCTCACCACGTCATACGCAACATCACCAGCGTCATTCCACGCCTCAACTTGAAAGTTGTTGGCAACAATCGGGAAATCCTCAAGCGATGTTCCTCGAATATAAAGCGGGAAGCCCGCATTGCCGATCCGAACATTGTCCGCCCCATCCAAGTACATGAGAATCTCGGGATCTCCACCGGAGCCTTTCGCTTGGAAGATGGCAGCATTGTCAATGGTAACGTTGCCGCCAATGATAAACAGATCATCAGCTACGTTAATCTCCATGTCCAGAGACTCGTCGCCGAGCTGCACCATGTCATTCGAATCAATCCCGAGAAGCTGGCGAACCGTGCCCCCGACCTCGTCAGCGTAGATGTACTGGTCATTGTCCAGGTACAGGTCTGCAGCAGATAGGATTAGATCACCAGTCAACGTCCCACCCAAAAGCGGCAGGAAGGCTCCATCTCCGCCGACCGGCGTCCAGTCAGCTGTCTCTTGTCCGGACACCTTGACGTCAAAGAAGAGAATCCCGAGCTTGGTATCAAAGAAGAATCGCCTGGTTCCCTTCGAGTCTGGCCTACGTTTCGTCCCCTCATCCATCATGTTCATGTTCTCGACGCGGTCAGCCTGCGGAAGATAGGTGTTCTGCAGAACGGTGTGCAGCTCCTTGGCCCACTCAAGCAAATCTTCCTCGCTGGCAGGCTGAGGTGGAAGTGACATCACTGGCGGAAGTGCCAGGTCTTCAAGATACTTGTCACTCATCATGGACTCACTTGTCGCCTTCTGCCACCACCGGCAATGCTGGCCAGAGCGCCATCAAAGTTTGGCGTGGGTGCAACCCCACCAGGTCTTGGAGAATACCAGTTAAATTCAAGCTCATATGCGAAATATCGTGACTGCTCACGAAATTCACTTACATATGGTGGGTAATCTGTCAAATCAATTTCAGTACATGTATCCAGCAGCTCATACTCGGTGTTCGTCTGACCGCCATAAAGTCTTGCAATCAAAGGACATGCCTCAGTCGAGACGACGCGATCAAATAGCCACTCGATTTCAAGGGCGATCTTCTGCCTTTCTGGGTCACCAAAGTCCGTCAGCCCGGAACGCATTAGCACATAGATTGGACCCTCGGTGGAATCCTGCCCATCATCCTTGCCCTCCACGAGCTTGAGAAGCTGGGCATCCCCGGCTGCATACTGTGTGCCAAAGAGGATCTCCGAGTACAAACTGGTGTCTGTGCCGTCGGGTACTCCGGCTGCTGGCCAGCTGTGGCCCATAATATCCCCGGACCTGGTTGGCCCAGACTCCCAATGAGCCGCCATGCACGGTAGGTCCATGTCCTGCACATCAGCCGATACGCTGTGATACCCCCGAGCCGGATACTCAACCGACCACCCACGGTACGGTTGCTTGTCCATTGACACGATCAAGCCACGCCTGACCACGCCACCGCTGCCCTTGTGTGGGTAGTAAACGTGAAGCTCATTCTTGAAGGAATCGAAATGGAGGTAGGATCGATTGGAGTAATCGGAATCCATCTCACGCCCGATCCAAGCACGGAACTGCTCACCGATGCTGCGGGGGGTGCTTCCATCAAATACGTACAACCCGCCATCTTCCCCGAGGTAGATGTGCAAGTTGTCACTGATCGCCGCTACTGCATTCCTGCCAACCGGACCCTTGATCCCCGTCGCTCGGAGATCCGGGCGGAAGGCCGCGAGCCCGCTCTGCACAGCCAGAATGTAAATAGCGTCAGTTTTGTAGACGGCGACCATCATCATACCCATGGCCTTGACCGCCTTAATCTGGCCAGGCGTATCGGCCAGGCGGATAATGTCAGTCGGGTACCACGTCTTGTGACCACCGGTCAGGACAGTTCCGCTATAGATAATTCCATCGGGGTAGCTAGCGTAATCCACTGCGTCGTTGATCGTGTCCCAGCCCATGTTATCAATCGTCTCGACTGAATCAATGAACGCAATATTCCCAGCAACCAGTCGCTGACCAGCTACCGCCACACACTCAGCCTTCGGGCAAACTCCAGGCTCGCCACACGCCTGAATCTTCGTATCGAGTGCACCAGCAGAATCATGGAACTCAAAAACGTAGCCCTTATCAACACCGACCGCACCAATGACATGCGTCACCTGCCCATAATCCCACGCCGCCCATTGAGCCGTGGCATCCCTGTCCAGGCCAGCATACAGGCTCCCACCATTCGGCATGCCATACCTGGCACCATTCACGATAAGCTGATTGTACTCAGCGTCACCGGCGGTCGGGGCACCGAGGCGATATCGGATATCCTCCATGTCGTTGTTGTCCCAGACAATGAAAACCCCACTGTAGTGTGTGGCCCCATCATCAAATTGATAGCCAACGCCACCAATCACTGTGTCAACCATATCAACCGAGCTGATCGTAAACGTGCTGGCGTCAACCGAAAAGTTTGGACCAGCCCCGTAGTAAACATGCAGCTTGGCCGACCAAGATCCGCCAATCCCAGCCCCGGCGTCGTAATCCACCTCAATTCTTAGGTATTTGGCCGTCTCACTGGACTCGGCATCGATGTCGTCCCACTGAATAGTGTTCTTCCACTCAACGTGCAGCCTGTCAGTAACAACGGCAACATCGGCAGCATTGGGACCAACCAGATCCGTCCCCCAGTCATCAGTCTTGGTTGAGGCGGTCTTCCACGTCCCGTCGTCCTTGTACTGGAATGCATCATCCGTCAGGTAATGGAGACGATTCTCCTCAGTAACACCGTAATCCTGTACATCTAGCGAGATAATGCCCAGAACCGGGTCCGCCGAGGCAGTGTCTTCCAGAACCTCAAAGAGATCTTGTCCGTCTCGTACCTGAAGAATGCCGTTGCGATCTACCACATTCAAGGCATTACGAAGGCCGGTCACACCGACATTCTTCGGGTGCTCAGATACAACCACACCAGCCTGCGGGGCCGGAAACGGAACAGTGGGTGCTCGTCTAACCATCTTTGCTGTACTCGTTAACTGAGCCGAGGGTTTCGACCTGGACATGAACGTCCAGCTCTACACCAAGGGCTCCAACTGTGTATGGATCGCCCCCGGCAAATAACGTGCTCGTGTTAGCTGAGTCTCTGAAGAGGCGAACCTGAAGCATGTCACTGATCCCGACCCCAGTGCCTGAGATGTCTGCAAACTTGGTGATCTGGCCGAAATCCCCTGATGAGTAAGTGAACATTCGGACCACGCTAGGGATCGCCAGAGTCCAGGAACCCACAGCCTCCCCGTTCTTCATCCATCGCCACTGGATAAGCCAGTTGGGGTCGTTGGCCTCCTGCTGGATCCAGTGCAGGTGGACACGAACGTCTGATCCCTCAATGTAATCATGGTCCAGCTGGAACGTGACACACACCGGCTCTTCGTCATATCTAGCGTTGGTGTTGAAATCAAGGGCGCACTCATCGTAGTCATAATCAATCCTGGTTGACCCTACAGAGAAAGCCTGACTAATGAGCGGCGCTCTTAGGTCACGCCACTGACCGGTGCACCATGACATCGAGCCATTGATGATCTGGAGCAAGGCTCCATCCGTGGCCGAGCCTTGAGCAATATCAGTAGCTAGATCAATAAGCCCGTGGTTCCTGATGGCCTGGAGGGTTACGAGTTCCGTGTCCTCTGCGGCTCCGGGAGTTCCGGGAATGGATGACTTGATCTGGACGATGACCGGCTCTGCCGATGACCCGATCTGAAGGCTGTTCGCCACCCTCACCGCGCCCGCATCAGAGATCTCCATGGCCTTCGTTAGCAAGCTGGTGGTAAATCCGAAGACATTCCTAATGGATGCGTCGATAGACTGGATCGCCTCCGGCAGATTGCTAAGATCGTCAGCCGCAACCCAGCGCAATGACGGGAATGAATCGGTGCTGAAATTACCCATTATGTTCTCCTCGTGCCGTACTTGCGCATCTTGCTCCGCTCAGACTTCCCGCTACTCCCCCTGGTTCTTCTAAGAAGACTGGTCCTCGCGCTCTTGAATTTCCTGGAAATGCTAGCCACTGCAGCCATGTCATCCTCGGCGAAGTTGTAGTCCAGGAGCTTTTCCATGACGCCATACCTTAGAAGATTTGGCGCTTCAGTAATCCACAGATTCGTGTCACCGCCACTGGAAATTCTCTCTGCCCTATACGTCCCGTAGGAGGTAATCGTAAGCGCAAACGGCGGGGCCGGGTGAAGCATGAATGCCTCGCCATACTCCGCATAATGCGTTGGAGTCCCACCAACCACACCGCTCTCAAACCCTCCCCCGTCTTCACTTTGACGACGCCTGAACTCATCGTAGCCGATCTCGCCGAGCTTGTTGCCATCGCCGAGCCCACCGTAATAGACATCAAGACGACGCCTAAGACCGCTCGGGAATAGAACCATTTGAAGGTATTCTGTATTGTCTGGGACAGCACCGGCCTCAACCTGGGCTGAGTTGACGATCACCCCAGCCACCTTCGGCGTGGGCGTTCTCGGGTCATTAATGCGGTGTTCGGTCGAGCTTCTGGTCGCAGTGCCGAACCCTAGCGTGTAGTACGGATCGTAGACATCCGAAACGTCGTCGATGACCTCATCAATCAACTCCCAGATGTATTCCTCCGGAAGTGCCTTTGTGCTATGGTTTGTGGTCCACTGGCGAATGCGCTCTTCAAGATCGCTTACGATTTCTACGGCCATCTGCTACTCCATGCCAAGAACTCTCTTCTCCACCCCGTGCTTCACCGCAGCCTTCAACACATTGTATCCAAGGTTCTTGTCTACGTCCAGGTTGTACTGGTCGATGACGTCACCGAGTGCGTCCCTCGACATGAGATTGATGGCGTTCCTGGCTGGGTACTCCACAACCTCTGGCTCGGCCTCTGGCGTAGGACTTACCTTCAGCTCCGGCGGCGGCACGGTTGGGTCAGCCATCGCCGGATTATGAATCAGCTCATCCTTCTGAATTGGTTTCAAATCGGTCCCGGCCATCCCGGAAACAGCCTCCGGCTTCTTGATCCTGTCTGCTACAGCGTGTGCCCTGGCGAGAGCAGCTTCGTCGTCGTACTCAATCTTCACCTGCGGCGGCAGGGCCGGGTCTGGTTTCGCCTCCGTGATGATCCCACCGAACCAGCTATGGCCTTCGATGATGTCCTGCTCTTCCTCGTCATCTGTCGTGAAACGACCATACCGGTCAAACTTGATGACCCCATCATACTTGGCGATCGCCCTGTTCGGGTGGATGGATTGGTAGGTTTTTTCCTCAGCCATGCGTCACTCCCCTCAATGAGTAATGGGGGCGAGGTTATCCCCGCCCCCGTTGATAATACAGAAACCTCTAGCTCCCAGCTACCTCACATCTCAGCACGATACCCGCAAGCTCGGGGTCATCCGCCAGTGCTTCGGCGCTTGAGTAGTGGAAAGTGAGCGTTACGATCCCCGCCTCGTTGGTACCATCCTCCACTGTGATAACAACAGCGAGCTTGTCGCCGATGCTGACATCGATCTTATTCACCAAAGGCCAGATCATGGTTCTGGTGTCCTGGGCGAAAACCAAAACCTCGGAGCTTTCTCCGGTAGTGGTGTTGATTACCAGGAACTCAAGGTCGTTCCCGCTGTGAATGGTCGCGGCGGCATCGTTGATCTCGACCGAGGCAATGGTTCCGTTGTGAGTTGGAACGTACCCGGTATCAGGGATGTTGATGTCGTGCTCGGTCGCCATCAACGGAACCGTGGTCATGTTGGCACCCTTGCTGGTCTCGACAGTGGCCTTGATCCAGTACGCGGCCTGGCCGTCAATAGTGCTGGCTGCCCAGTCCTGTGGCGGAACGAACGTGATAACGCCGTCCTGCTCAAAGGCATAGTCGCCAGTCTGCCCGGTCGATCCAGAACCGTCATCGATGATCGAGGCATCAAGGTCGGCCCAAGCTGTACCGTCCCAGTAGTCCCACCCAATAACGGCTGCCGCGTCGTACACAGCCACAGTGGCACTCATGTCGAGTCCAAGCTGTGCGAACGGAACTGCCGCTCCGAAGAGTGCGTAGTCTCCAGCTGCCGGAGAGTCCGGGAATAGCTGGAGGGCGGCTGCGTAGGCAGCGCCAGTGTCCGATGTGGCGAGATCCTGGTACTCGACCGCACTCAGATCATAGACCTTGGCGAGAGTGGAAGCCTGCTCTGTCGCAGTGTACGCTGGGTACTGTGTCCACTCAGCCCAGGCTGCCTCGTTAAAGCTCTCCGAGACATTGCTCAGAGTGGCCTTGATCTTCGCGCTTGCGTTACCGGAAACCGGCACGCCCTCGAACTGATACCCAGCCCGGCTAGCTGGCGGATCGAGCTTCCAAATATAGTTGTTAATTCCTGTGTACGCCTGGATTGCTGCGGCGGTAACCGGCCACCCACCATCGACATACGATGCGTCCAGGGTGATGTCAAGATAGGACTTGCCAATACCCCGAATCCGCTTGAGATTCTTTACCTTCGAGTAACTGAGAGCCATAATCTACCTCCAAATAGGACGGCCCGAAGGGGGGCGTTAGCCCCCCCGTGGGCGGTTATGACTAGCCTGAGAATGAATCGATGGCGGTCGCGATCCCGTGAGTACGCTCGTGCCGTACCTCTAGCGAGCACTTGGTCATGAACTCGTGGGTTACGCGATCCTCGCCGTTGCCCTGACGCTCTCTGAGGAACCGAGTATCACGGCCCTTCAGGTAACGATACAGAACGTTGCGGGTGTCAACGATGTACATGTTCTTGGTCCAGGTTGGGTGCTCGGACAGAAGCGGGTGGTTGACCAGCTTCAGCTCGCCCCATGCGTGGACCAGAGTACGGATCTGGAGACCATAGGTCTTATCCTTTGGCTCCAGGAAGATCTGACCTAGATCCTCCGCGTACTCTGTCATGATCCCGAGAGCGGTCGCACCACAGAAGGCAACCTTGTTCTGGGATCCGCCTGGCACCGTGTAGATCGGGCGCAGGAAGTCCAGGAAGGTGTTCCGGGTCAGACCAGTCGAGAATGACTGTACGTTGCTGGATAGGAAGAAGTTCAGTCCACCCATGAAACGCTGTGGCTGGGAATCAATCGCCCCAGTTACGCGCTCACGCTTTCCGAAGAACATGGACTTCTCGATTTCCATGGAGTGGGCCATCGCCGCGTCAAACTTCAGATTGTCAGCGATCTTACCAGTTCTGTAGTAAGTCTGCGCCGCATCGTCCGTCATCGACAGAGCAGTACGGAAAGTCTCGATGAAGTTCCATACCGTCGATGGCTGGTAGTGGATCGCTGTTGGAGTGTCGGCCCCCTCCTCGTGCGACGATCCGACAATGGTGATGACGTCCCCTACGAGCATCTCGACGCCGGTTCCCACCGTACCCGAGTTGTCACCGTAAGACGCCGATACACCGATGTTACGAGTTACGAGAAGGCCGTTGGTCCCCTCTTTTCCTCGAACGAGGCACTGCTCCTCAGTGCGCTCATTGCGGATCACGTGACCAATCTTGAAGTAATAATCAGGATTGGTGTAATCGCCTGTCCCTAGTCGTAGCAGGCGGTGAGTGGTTACGCCATCAGACTCAGACTCGGACGACTGAGAAGTCGGGCTGGCGTGGAGAGCATGGACCTGATCCGGGAAGCTCTGCTCGAAGTTCGTGAACTTAGGATCGTCCACGTCCTCGGACTTGAGCATTCCAAGGATCATCATAAACGGAGCTGGTCCGTCCGGATACTCCCTGAGAATCTTCTCCCGGAAATTGGTTGGGCGCTCACTGGCACTGAACGATCCAGTACCGCGCATGTTTAGAATTGCTTCGGCCATTTGCCTAGTACCTCCAGTTTATTCGGAGGTGCTCTCCTAACCGGTTGCCATCATCGGATCACTGAACGACAGGGCTTCCTCTTCAGGAGTTCTGTCGCCAGATTGTTTGGCTGGGGGCTTACGTCTCATCTGCCCGCCGCCTCCGCTCTTGGCATCCGTACCCTTCAGGGCATCCTTCTTCTTATCAGCCTCAGCTTGCGCCTTTTTCTTCGTTAGTGCGGATCGCATGATAGCACCATTTTTGGCATCATACTGCTCCCGCATTGTCTCTCCGTCGAACAGTGGGTCAAACAATGGATTACCGTCGTTATCCTTCGGACTGTTTGAAACTTTCCTCTGGATGAACTCCATCAATCCGGCCCATTCCTCCGGCTCCGCTAGGGCTTCATAGCCCTCGACAGATGCGGCCTCCTGTTGAATTAGCCTGGCTCTGCGCTCGCCCTCTTGCTCATGGACCGCCTGTGCCGTTTCCGGAACTGTCCCCTCAAGCACTTGAAGTCTTTCATCGAGGATCTTGGCTACCTCTTGAAGAGTATTCTGATGCTGCAAGTCTCGATACATCCAATTGGCAATCAAGCCCTGATGCTCATCATACTCGTCTTCGGTAATTGTCCCGGCCTCTTTCATGGTCTTTAACTGACCAGCAAAGACACCCTTGAGCTGTTCTGTGCTAGGCGGTGCTTGTGGCGTTGGACTTGACCGTGCGGCCTGTTCTGCTGCCTCCTGGTTCATCTTGAACCGAGTCCACTCATCAGTGACTTCTCGGTTCTTGACTTCCAGGGCAGCAATCCGCTCGTCCCTATCCGTCACCTCTGTTCGCGCATCGTCAGCTAGTTTTTGGTAACGACCGACCTGATAATCATGGGTGGCCATTTTCCGGATTTGTTCGGTTGTCAGGTCGCTGATGGGGATCTTCTCTCCACCAATCGTCACCATATCACCGTCATCGTCCAGATCTGTGGCTCCTTCACCATCTTGGGCCTCGTCGCCCGCTGCCGCTTTTTCTCCTTCTGGCTTCTCGTCCTCTAGCGCGGGGCTTTCAGGATCCTTGTCGTCGTCGTCGTCGAGTCCGACAGGTGTTCCGTCCCCTCCAAAGGAATCGAGATCCAGAGCGTCATCACTCGGATCCGGTTGCGTAACTTCTTCCTCCGCCATGTTTGCCTCCCCCAGGCTCCCGAATTGGGTTGGCCCGGCGTTTATGTGTGGTCCGGTTCTCGGTACCGGCTATCACGTGCCCCTCATGCCGAGTGGGGCGGTTATGCTGTTGCTCGCCATGACTGGTTTTGAGCGGCCTCGCCAGCCTTAGCAAATGCTTTTTTTCTTGCCTCCTCCCTAGACATGAGAGTATGCAACCTTTTTCGCTTTTCGTCAAATTGCTGAATTAACTTGCGCTGTTGCACAATTTCACGCGCATCGACAAACATCCTACTCAAGATCGCCACTGCCTTGTGCGGCGGATCCTCCATTTTGAACTGGAGCACCAGCTTGCACATGTTTTCTAGCGCCGCCGACTTGTGCTTCTCCCACTCTGGATCGGTTCCCGCCACCCTTTCCTTGGCGGTCAAAACCGTTTCCTCCATTAGGTTTAGCTCAAGTTCAAGTGCCTCGATTTCCGCTTCTATCTGTGGCATGACCTACTCCTGGTCATCTTTCCCGTTCGCCATCTGGCGCAGACCGGCCATTTGCTCTGCGATATGCTCGGACTTGACCTTGCTGCCCTGCGAGCTGCCGAAGAAGAAGTTGTAGCATTTACCGACCAGCTCAAGTAGTCCACCGGTCAGAACACCGAACAGGTACGCCTGGGTTGCTGTCATTTCTGGCATAAACACAAACGCAACCACCACAGACAGGAGCCCCCCCATGGCCATGTATGTCAACCTGGCTGGCTCTTTGTCCTCGACCTTCTCGTGGCGCTTCCTGGCTGAGTCGGTACCCTTTTCCTCAAGCTCCTTCTCGGTGATGTCCAACTCTCGCATCTTCACCTTGAAGTCTTGCTCACCCTGTTTTATCTTGAGCATCACATCAGGATCGCCACCAAGGATCAGCTGGGCAACTTCGTCATCAGTTGCATCAGACTTGCCGAGTGCTCTCTTGAGCATCACCGCAGCTGTGCCAGCAAGTGGCCCGCCGAGTGCGGTGGCGATTGTCGGTGCGACCGCAGCAATTTGCGGTAACACTTTCTTGAGCCCCTTCCCGATCTTTTTAAGAAATCCCATTATCTCTCCCCCAATCGTAGGTTGCGGATGAGAGGGCAGCTACCATCTTAGCCTGTTCAGCTGGAGACAACAGCCACCGCTCTTCATCCGGGTTGGTGATAAATCCCAGCTCGACCAACACAGCTGGCATATTCGTGCCTACGAGGACTGCGAATCGCGCCTCTTTATCCTCGTCTCCATCGCTGGTATCAAGCCGACCCTTCATGGCCGGGAAGGTGGAACGGAAGGCCGTCCACATCCCACTCGCCAATGAGTCAGCATTGGTCAAGCCGGGTGATGTAAAGAACTCAAAGCCGCTAGCCCTGGAGTCTTCTGCTGCGTTGCAGTGGATCGAAATAAAGCAATCCACCTCCTCATTGTTGGCCCACGTACATCTATCTCCCAGGGGGATATATAGGTCACTTACCCTAGTGAACGAGATATCCGCCCCTGGAGCCAGCCACCCGCCAAGCTGAAGAGCCACGACGAGGGCGATGTCCTTCTCGGGGATATCGGATGGGCCTACAGCTCCGCTATCTCGCCCGCCGTGGCCAGCATCAATCATTACTTTCACTACCAAACTCCAGCCACATGAGTAACCACCGCGCCAACAGTCCCACTCACGATAAGACCTATGGCCCACCAGAATTTACCCTGCAGAAAATCAAGCCTCTTATGTGCTGATCTGGATGAACCCTCAAGGGTGGACAGCCTGCCCTCGGTTTGCACGAGATGATCATTGAGGCCAGTCTTGATATCTTCATGTGCGAGTCTGTTTTCGGTCTGATATCCAGCAATCGCACCAGTCAACTTCCCGATCTGGTCCATCGCATCAACTCTTCCGTTGGCCACCCTCTGGATTTGCCCCTTGATCGTAGCAAACTCGCCCGCACACTCGACTCTCATGTCGTGATCTTCCGCCATGACTGCCCCTACGCACCCGGTGGCAGCGCCATGGGCGCGAGGTTGCCTGCCTGTGCTTGTTGATCTACTTGCTCATCCGGCATGACTTGCACATCCATGTAGTAGCTACCGATGTTTGCTACTCCCATCTTCTCTGCAATCGTGTCGAACACTCTACGGAAGTCCAGCACCCGCCCGTCTGGTCCGGGCTCCTGCAGCTGTGGCAGTTGACCGGCAGCGGCCATCAGATTGGTCCACGTGGTGGCTGACCTGGCTGGGTCTTCCGGCAAGATTCCGGTAACCGGCTTATACACAAAATCCCCCTGTAGATCTTCAAGACCGGCAAAGATGGAATCCATACCGGACTGCATTGCAAGATCGCCAATGATCTGGTAGTACCTCGCGATACTCGTAAACTGCTGGCGGTTTGATATCGATCTCTTGATCAGTGGCTCGATGCCGTTCTCGTCCATCAGGCGTACCCCCACAGCCGTCCGCTGGGATGCCTGGGCGGTGATGGTACTCACCTCGGTCGCGGAGCGTTCTGTGGGCAGCTGGATGCCCGAGAGCGGATCATTGACTCCGGTCATAACCTGCGCCATTTGGTACACGTACTGGACGGCTTTCATGTAGGTCGGCCCGGTCACATCCTGAGCTGGCAGCTGGAACAGAACCTGCCTGATGTCCTGGATCTCTCCCGATAGGAGCGCATCGATACCCTCCTGAGTAATCCGCACGTTCTCCCCCGGCCCGCCGAAATCCAGGTCCGAAGACTCAACGAAGTACGGCGAGTAGGCATACCGGTTGTTCAGCACGGTGGTGATGTTCTCAACATGGCTGTTGAAGAGCCAGTTGATGAATCGCTGCATCGGCTCAATACTCTCGATAACGCCCGGCGAGAAGGTGCTGTGGAAATCTGGGTCAGGCTCAATCGCCGAGTACGGGAAGTTCTGGTGCCTGGTGACCAGCGGGTGAGCCCGAACGATCGTCTTGTCATCAGCCCAGCAGAAGAGCCATCTCTCAGGATCCTCGCTCGGGCCAAGCTCCTCATCGAATGGGACCAGCTCGATCACCATGGTCTCCATATTGTGCCATGGTTGCTTCCCGCTCTCGTGGTGCATGGTCACGGCAGGCTCAGCGGGGTTGACCGGATCGTAACCCTTGTCCTCGAAATCCTTATTGATGACCTCGTGCTCGCTGAGGTGCTCGATGTTGAAGTACGGACCCTTCTCTCCCGACTTCTTCAGTAGGGACATCTTTGATGTCCGCCACTTGTGGCCGAAGAATTCCCCATCCTCAAGTTTCGATAGGGGCACACGTGGATCCTGTCTTGCATTGTATGCACTGATTGGCTGCCATCTCTGGTACTCACGCTGGACGCCCTGCACGCGCACGGGCTCGAATGCCAGCGGGCCAAGAACCGCAGCCGCCACCTCTGGCGGTGTTCCCTCTGGTGCGAGCGATTCAAACTTGTAGCCAACGCCGCTCTCGATCTCCCAGCTATCGTAGAAGAAGCCATTACCGAACTGGAACGCCTCAGAGAACCCGGCGTATAGAGTGCTGAATGCCTTGCTCTGGATCATGTCGTAGGCAATCACCTGTTCCATGAGTCTGGCGCTGAGGTAGTCATCCCCGTTGTACGCCTCGATCTGGACCATTGGGGCACGGGCACCATAGATGCTCATGGCCTGAGTCAGCAGCACGCTGAGTGTTGCCTTGGACAGTGGGATGACCACGGCGTCCTGGAACGGCATCTCCACTGCATTCACGTTGGTGGTTCTATCAGCTCTGCGCTTGGAGCGGTTGAGGTCGATGTACATACGGTTGTGCTCACGCACCCTGTCCCACTCTTCCCATCTATCACGGGTGAAGGTTCGGGAGAACTCACGCCTTGACTTGAGCTTGGTGAGAATCTTCTTGTGCAGATCCTGGTCCGGAGCAAAACGCGCCTCCAGCGGGGCGGCGTCGTTGTACTGGACATTCGCCACGCCATCCTGCTGCTGCGCCGCCAGCATCTGCTGCTCGATCTGGTTAACGTCTACCATGCCGTGCTCCAGCCATCGGGAAGGCACCAATCAACCGCTTCTTCTTGTTGCGGTTCTGGCGTTCTTTCTTCCTCTTGTCATGTTCTTTCTCCCCCTCAGATTTACGATTCTCCTCAGCACGCACGGGCCAATGACGATACACAATCGCCATGACAGCGTCAGCCATGTGGGTCCTCCAGAAATATGGGTTATCCGGCTTGCTGCGGACCTTCTTGATGTGCTTACCCTCCGGCTCCCAGACGACCTGAGTCATGTCCCTGATCAACTCCATGCAATCGGTGGGATGTATCTTGATGCGCGGGTTGCCAAATTTGTCCCGCAGCCTCTGGTTGAGCGCGTTCACATGGTTGACATTGGACGGATTCTTGGACGGAACACGCATCCTCACCGAGAATGGCATCCCGCGAAATCTGTCCTTGATGATCTTGTAGTTGGATTGAATGCTGTTTGCTGACCTGTTCCCGCCGCTCGCATCGCCATACACGAAAACTTCACAGTAGTGATCCCCGTACCGATCCAGGAAAATCTCCACGGACTTCTCAGTCGACCCCTCCTTGCAGTAAATCTCATCAAACAGGTGCAATTCCTCGTTAGCCTGGATCTGCCCAATCACCCATGCCATGGGCTGTACGTTGAAATCGCAGCCGAGGCGCAAGGGAAGCTGTGGGTTGTAGGCGATGTCCGGATCTGTGTTGGCGACGATGTTGAAGTTCTCGAAGCACCTGGTGCCCATGACTGACTCGAAGTTTATCTCAAGCTCCTTCTCCCAGTCATCGGCGATGCCGCGTGCACGCATCTTTCTCGACCACTCCAGATCCTTTTCAGGATCCATGGAATAGTGGATCGGGACGATCGCAATATCGCCCTCGCCGCGCAACACTTTAACTCTCGGTACTTCCATTAGCCCTGTCCAGCCAGGTGATCAGCTCCACCCTTGACGCTGTTTGTACTGACGGAGCCGACTTCCCTCCGCCGCTTGGCAGCCAGAGCTGGCCACCGTACATGAACTGATGATTGATAATCCGCACCGCCTCCACGTCGAAGAAGCGGCCCGGCGTCTCGAAGTGTACGATGTGGAATCCCTGCATCCAGTTCTTCTGTTTCATGTAGATCGGGTTCAGGTCGCACAGACATCCGTTCTCCCAGCCACCTACGTATCCTCTCTCCATCTTCCTTTCGTGGAACCCCATTGAATGGACGTGCCCCTGGATCAAGGAGATCCCATAGTCGTCCACAATATTCTTGGCGCAGTACGCTGAGTGTTTCGCCAATCTGTTGAAATGCCCGAAGAGAATCTCGTAACCTTCGAACTGCCAGTAGGTATCGTGAAACTTCTCTGCGTTGCACGGCACCCACTGAATTCCAAACTCCTTGAATCCGAACACTTCCGGGATTGTATTCCCCTCGACACCCTGAAGAGCCCGCCCGTCTTTCATCAGAAAGCTCTGCAGACGGTGCTCGTGGTTCCCGCACACGTAGACAATTCGAGCGTCTGGGCCGACCGATTTTCTCAGCTGGCGCAAATTTGCCTTGACGATCAACGCCTCGTCCGCGAAGTGGATTCCCCTCACCTTGTCCTTGGCAAACTTGCTCATTTCGTAGCAGGCCTCGATGTCCCCGATCAGGATCACCAAATCGAACTCCTCGACCTCGATGAAGTCGTACACCATATTCAGAGCCACTGGATCGTGGTACGGAATATGGATATCGCCCAGAACTATTGCTTTCTGCCATGTGCGCTCCGCTTGCTTACTCACTCTCTCCCCTCCTTCTAGCTCGTGTAAATCCCCAGCTCCACATCCCATCGTCTCGGCGTGAGCGAGAACTCGTCCAGCTGGTTGGTGTACTCAGCAATCAGGTTATCGAACCAGGCGGCGACCAGAGGCTTCTGGTCTGCCTCACACACCCCAACCACCTTGGTCTTCAGGGTGGCGAACACATCCACGGGGAACGGGCTGTTGACAGTCCTATCCTCCCATGCCGGTGGCAGCATCCCACCCTCACCGGCCTCTGCCGCAATCGGGAAGTACGCATTGTGCTGCACAACCTGAGTCAAGCCGGGAATGTCTCCCTTGAACTTCCAGATCGTGATAGCTGGGAACTTCGGATCCGGGATGGACCGATGCTGGCTCCAGCCATACAGGCCGGGATTGATCTCGACCTGCTCCATGATGTCGCAGCCCTTGACCAGTACCGCCTTAGCGCCCACAGGAAGCCCTGTAACGCCGTCTTCCTCACGCCAGCCCCGTGGGCCGTACATGAGATCAACGTCAGCCTCAAGCACCTGCAGCTCCGTCTCAGCCATGTCGAAGTCGTCATCCGGATCTCGTCCGGTCGTTGTTACTGCCCATAGGGTAAAAAGGTCGCTCATGTTATCTCCTAACTTAGTAGAATAAATCCGATGTCTTCGATGTAGAGGGGCCAGAACTCGGCGGCGTCAGCGGCAGACCCATTAACCCACGAACTGAATATCACTCCGGTATTTGCCGGGTGTATCGCTGAAGAACTGGTCCCAATTGATGCCCCATCCACCAGCGCATTAGCATTTGCACCATCGAAAATCTGCGTCATGTCTTCGCCGTCCTCAATGTCACTTGGTGATCCATTGATAATCGTCCCGCCAAACGCGCCTCCGGTGTAAATGCGAAGATCTATATCACCGTCAGTAACCAGCATCAATAGCTGATAATCGGTGCCGGATTGTCTCAGTTGGGTTTCCATGGTGCCAGAGG